GCCCGTCCCTGAGAACAGCACGGATGTGATTTTTTATGACGCACTTACTCGCATGCAGGATGCGGACACGTTTGTTAACACCGTAGACATGCCCTTTAGGTTCTATCCCTGCCTTGCGGCTGGTTTAGCTTACTACATTGCCATTAAACGCGCTCCTCAACGCGTACAGCTTCTAAAAGCCGTTTATGAGGAAGAGTTTGAGCGGGCGATGACTGAAGACCGTGATCGTGCCTCATTTAACGTCGTACCTCGGTACGAGTATTTTAGGGTTTAAGCATGTCCAAGTTTGCCTCTGGAAAAAACGCTTATGCTATCTCTGATCGGTCGGGATTCCGTTACCGTTACAAAGACATGCGCAAAGAGTGGAACGGGCTTCTAGTTGGCAGGGACGAGTTTGAAAGCAAGCAGCCGCAGTTAGGCCCTTTTCGCAAGGTCTCTGACCCGCAGGCTCTAAAGGACGCTAGACCGGAAACATTGGACCCTAATCAGCCTTTTATGGTAATAACCACTAACGGGATTGTTTATCTAGGCGGGGGAAACTGGTCAACTTCTGCTGTAGCCCAGATGCCCGCAGAATTAAACACCACGGACGCTCTTTCAAGCGGTCTTGGTACAGTAACGGTGGTTATAACATGAGTTTTACATACGATCAGCTAAAGCAGGCAATTCAAGACTACACCGAAAACAGCGAAACGTCCTTTGTTTCTAATTTACCGTTTTTTATACGGGCTTCTGAGGAGCGCATCCTAAAAACAGTTCAACTGAGCTTCTTTAGGCGCAACCAGACGGCCACTTTGACTCAAAACAACAAGTATTTGAACTGTCCGAGCGACTTTTTGGCTCCGTACTCTCTTTCGTACACGGACGGGTCCAGTGACAAGAGTTTTTTGGAGTTTAAAGACGTTAATTTTGTCCAAACCTTCACCCCCGACTCTTCTACTGCGGGCGCTCCAAGGTATTACGCTCAATTTGACGTTTCAAACTTCATTGTAGGACCCACTCCTGACTCTGATTACGCGGTAGAGTTGCACTACTTCTACCGCCCGGCTAGTCTTACTGCCGGAGCGGGCAGCGGGACAACGTGGCTTAGTATAAACTCTGAATTACTTCTTTTGTATGGTGCTTTGGTAGAGGCTTATGTTTATATGAAGGGCGAACAGGACGTTATGGCGCTTTATGACAAGCGCTTCCAAGAAGGTCTAATGGGTATGAAACTACTGGGCGAGGCAAAAGAGCCGACTCAGGATTACCGTGTTGGACAAGTTATAAGGCCTAAACAATAATGTTTGAAGTAAATGTAAGCATGCAGGAAACGCCCTTTTTGACGGTAAAAACTACCGAAAACAGGGGCTTTACTCCTGACGAGGTTGCGGAACGTTGTGTTGAAAAGCTTATAAACGTATCAGACGGGGCACATCCCGCAATACGGGACCAAGCTAAGGCGTTCCAAAAGCACATGGAAAAGGTTGTCGCCTTTTATATGCGAGAAGCTATTCGCAGCGACCGAACAACTGTGTATAATGCTCTGAATGATGCAGGGCACCCTGAACTGGCTGACGCGATAAGGAGACTATAATGGCGATTTCACAAGCAATGTGTACGTCCTTCAAGCAAGAATTACTTGAAGGCAAGCACGATTTCACTAACGGGGCTGACACTTTCAAGTTGGCTTTGTTTACAAGCAGCGCGACTTTGTCGGCAGCAACCACGGACTATTCCACTTCCAACGAAGTGGCTGGAACGGGGTACAGCGCGGGCGGCGGTACGTTGGTAAACGTTACTCCAACCACCTCTGGAACTACCGCGTTGACTGATTTTAACGACCTGACTTTCGCGTCGTCTACGATCACGGCAAACGGTGCAATGATCTATAATACTCAGTCTGCGGGCGGCACGGGAACTACCGACGCGGTTTGTATTCTAGCTTTTGGTGCTGACAAAACGTCCACTAACGGGGATTTCACTATTCAGTTCCCAACTCCAGACGCAAGCAACGCCATCATCCGTATAGCCTAAGAGGTAACTCCTTATGGCTGCAATAACCGGATGGGGTAGAGGTACATGGTCCCAAGGCCCTTGGGACTCGGCTATTCCGGTTGTTGTTACGGGGGTGGCTGCTACAAGTGCGCTCGGTTCGGTTGCTGTAACTGCTGAAGCCACTCAGCCCGTAACGGGCATTGCGGCTACGGGCGGGATTGGTTCGGTTGTTGTTTCTGCGGACGCTGCGGTTGGGGTTATAGGCGAAAGTGCGACGATCTCTCTTGGTCCTTTCTCGATTGCTACGGGTTCTGGGGTTTCTATTGTTATAGACGGCGTTGCCGGAACCGGGACTGTTGGAACGGTTATTACTACCTCGGAAGCCGTCTTTGCGGTTACGGGCGTTGCTGGAACCAGCGGCTTGGGCACTGTCACAGTTGCTGCGGAATCGGTTATCTTGCCTACGGGTGTTGCCGCAACGGGGTCACTTGGCTCTGTTGTCACGACTTCTGACGCCGTTGTTCTTGCTGAAGGTGTTGGCGGAACGGCAGAGATTGGAAACGTTGAAGTTGGCATCTTCGTTGAAGTTCCAGTAACAGGCTTGGAAAGTACCGCGAATGTTGGTACTGTAACCATAATTGCCGAGGCGAGTATCTCTGTGACGGGGGTATCTGCTACAACTGAGCTAGGTAACGTGTTTATTTGGAGCCAAGTTGATCCTAATCAAACACCTAACTGGAATGGTATCGCACCGTCACAAACTCCGGGGTGGAGTGAAGTACAACCTTCGCAAACTCCGGGTTGGACGGATATAGCGGCATAGGAGAAAAGAATGGCTAGTACATATACAACCGCCAACGGCATTGAGCTTATCGCCACGGGCGAGCAGTCCGGGGCTTGGGGTGATACCACAAACCTTAACCTTCAGATCGTTGACCGAGTTCTTACGGGCGTCGGGGCGATCACTCTTTCTGGCACGACTCATACTCTGACCACTACGGACGGCACATTGTCTGACGGGATGTACAAGGTTCTGGTTCTTGGCGGTTCTCCTTCTGGCACAAACACAATTACCGTTGCTCCGAACGATGCTCAGAAGACTTACATGGTTTACAACACCTCTGGTCAGTCTGCGGTCTTCACGCAGGGATCGGGGGCCAACGTCACGGTAGCCAACGGCGATACCAAGTTGATTTACACTGATGGTGTGGGCTCGGGGTCCGCGGTCTTTGACTTCACGGCTAATTTGGCTATGTCTTCTGTCAACATCACGGGCGGTTCTGTTACGGGCATTACGGACTTGGCTGTTGCGGACGGCGGCACAGGCGCTTCAAACGTTGCGGGCGCACAAACAAACTTACAAGTAGACCCTGCTGGCACGGCAGTGGCATTAGCGATTGCGTTAGGGTAGTATCATGGCAAATACGTTTAAAAGAAAACTTTCACGGTCTATCGGCGTCTCGGCTACGGCGGTTGGCAGTTACACGGTTCCGAGTTCCACGGCGACCACGGTCATTGGTTTGACGGTGGCGAACGTCACGGCCTCGCAGGTTTTGATTACGGCGACGGTTAATGACGGGTCAAACGACACTCATCTTATCAAGGACGCTCCGGTTCCCAGCGGCGGTAGTATTGTTATTGTTGGCGGCGATCAAAAGGTAGTGCTTGAGACTGCGGATAGTGTTAAGGTAACCTCGAACACGGCGTCTTCTGTGGACGCAGTAATGAGTATTCTGGAGATCACCTAATGGCATATATTGGTAATCCCCCTGCAGAGTCGTTTACTAACACCGTTAAGGACAGCTTCAGCGGGAACGGTTCCACTACTGCATTTACGATGTCTCAACCCAGCGTAACCAACGATGTTCGAGTTGTTGTTGAGAACGTGGTTCAAGACCCGACTGTAGCGTATAGCTGCGCGGGAACTACTCTGACGTTCACTTCGGCTCCTGTTGCGGGGACCAACAACATTTACGTTGTTCATTTGGGCCCTGCGGTTATGACGGCTCAACCTCCTGCGGAGATTTCATCGGCCACGGCCTTTTTAGACACCGTGACGTTGAGGTCAATACTTGGACTCAACGGCGCAAATTACGGCACGGCGGGTCAGATTTTAACATCGGCGGGTTCTAGTTCTCCGGTGGTTTGGGGAAGTATTCCGGCGGGAGTTACAACTCTTAACGGATTAACGGACTGCACAGTTTCAACAGCAGACCCAGCTATCGACACTAACCCTACTTCAGGCGTGGGCCATATCTGGGTCAACGAGACTTCCGGTGAAATGTATGTACTGACTGATGCTACGGCTGGGGAGAATTATTGGACTAATGTAGGTGATGGTTCTGGCGCCGTTGGCTTTTCTGCAACGGGCGGAACTGTAACTACTTCAGGTTCTTACACAATTCACACTTTCACTTCTTCTGGTAATTTTATAGTTACAGGCTCTAAGTCAGTAGAATATTTAGTCGTTGCAGGCGGTGGCGGTGGCGGTGGCGATCTTTCTGGTGGTGGTGGTGCAGGTGGCTTCAGAACCTCTACGAGTTTTGCAATTACCACCCAAACTTATGGTATTACTGTTGGCGCTGGTGGCGCTGGAAACACATCTACGAGTGCAGGCGTAAACGGCAATAACTCCGTGTTCTCTACAATAACTTCCATTGGCGGCGGCGGTGGATCAGGCGATCAACAGGCGGCGGCGGTTGGAGGCAGTGGCGGCGGCGGGTCTTCAAATACCAACCCAAATGGGGCAGCGGGTACTGCTGGGCAAGGCAATGCAGGAGGTACTCCATCGGGCGGTGCTGGCTATGGTGCTGGCTCTGGTGGCGGCGGGGCTGGCTCAGTCGGTGAAAACGCTGGTAACGGCAACGGCTACGGCGGTGACGGTGGTTCTGGGACATCTTCTTCAATTACAGGATCGTCAGTAGGATATGCTGGCGGCGGTGGCGGCGGGAGAGACAGCAGATTGTCCCCATCTACACAAGGTATTGCTACTGATGGTGGAGCTAACGGCAACTCTGGAGGCAGCGGTGCAGCGGGGTTCAACGCTGTAGCAAACAAAGGTGGCGGTGGCGGCGGCGGGGGATACGCTGGCGGCGATGGCGGCAACGGCGGCTCCGGCATCGTTATCATCCGTTACTTAACGTAATAGGGAAATAGTCCAATGACCAAAGCAAGAGACCTAGCGAATAGTGCGAACGGCGCGGAGAGCGTTGCTGCGGGCGCGGTTGATACCGCCGCGATTGCTGATGCCAATGTTACGCAAGCCAAGCTGGCTGGTGAGGCGGTAAATGAAGCTAAGATGCAAGT